AGCAGGTCGCCGCTGGCGGCGGGAACGATTACGCTCACGGCCCCGCCGGTGTCGACCTGCGTGTCAAGGCCGAACATGCGGTCGTCCTTGACGGCCTCGAAGGTGCCGGTTTCGGTGTCGCAGTGCGTGACGCTCACGGTGGTGTCCCCGGCGGCTGTGATACCCAGCACCGCCGAAAGGAGCCCATCGCGGTCAATGACGGTGGTGCCGCTCGTAACGGGCAGCACCTTGACGTTCTGCAGAAGTTGACGCTTCATATTTGTTTCTCCTTTCTTACGCCATCGCCGGGACTTTGACGTTTTTGATGCGCAGGAAGCTCTCGTCGTGGCGGACGCCGACGTCGATCAGCTGGATCGCGCGGATGACAGTTTCGTCGCGGGTCATGGCGGACGCGCTCTTGCCATCGGAGATGTTGTAGGAGCCCTCGCGGAAGGTTTCGACCATCAGGCCGCCCTGCTCGCCGACGATCATGTCGCGCCAGTTGCCGAAGAACAAATCGGTCAGATCGCTCTTGGCGGGGATCAGGCTGGACCGCTTGTAGGGGTAGCCCATGAGCTGCCCGCGGTTCATCTCGTCCAGGAAGATGAAGTCGCCGGTCGTGGACTTGATGTTCTTGAAGAAGAACTCCAGGGGCGCGTTCATGCCCCAGCCCATGCCGCTCTCGTCGACGTTCTTGTGCAGCACCAGGCCCTCCGCATAGGCGGGGAGGCTGGATGTGAGGACGCCGCCGCTTGCGTACATCGGATCGAGGGCACTGGCGTCGAGCGTCTGGACGCCCTTATTGGAAATGAGGCCGCGGGGTTCAAAATCGCCGCCTTTGCCGTAGAGGGCCGAGAAGTCCAGGCGCAGCGCCATGCGCTTCGTGATGTCGCTGCCGACCATCTGGTCGGTGGTGAAGTGCGTGGAGCGCAGCAGGTCGTTACTGAGCGGCACGATGGTGGCCAGCTTCTTCGCCGAGAGCTTCAGCACGCCGAACTGCGCCTCGCTGGCGGGGATGTCACGGTCTTCGCCGATGAAGTACCCCATGACGCCGGCCGACGCCTTCGGGATGGTCAGGTTGCCGGTTTCCATCGGCACCCGCTGTGCGCCCAACTCGAAGATCAGCGTCTGCGCATAGAGCAGCTCGATGATCTCGTTGGCGTAAATCTCGGGCACCAGATAGCCGCCGGACGACGGGATGGTGGCGACCTGCGCCTTGAACGCGCGGGCCATGTCCTGGTCGCTGAAGGACTTCGCGGCATAGAACGCCGCTTTCTCCGGGTCGCCCTGGCCGAAGATGCAGATGCACTTGACCGCGCGCCCGAAGTTCTCGTAGACGAACGGCGTCTTTTTCTTCTCGGGCAGGGCGTCCAAACGGCTCTTGAAGCCGCCGGCGGTCATGTTCTTCTGCGAACCGCCGCCCATGTACACACCGGAATACTTGCGCTGCGCGGGAACCGGGGGGCGGCTGCGCTTACGCTGCGGGGTACGGGTGCTGCGGGCCTTGCGGCGCTTTTCGTCGTCCTCGTCGTCCTCGTCGTCGGACTTGCCCTCCTCGTCCTCGTCGTCGCTCTTGCCGTCGATCAGATCGGCCAGCTCCTCGGCGAGTTCGACAAAGTCATCCTCGTCAAGCTCGGCGTCTTCCCCGTCCGCATCCTTGCGGGCCTTGCGCTTCTCGTCAAGGAGTTCAGCCACTTCGGGCATAATCTCGGCCAAAACCTCGGCCAGGTCGCCGCCCGCGCCCTCCTCCTCGACATCATCCTTGCCGCTCTTGCGCTTTTCGAGTTCGTCAGCCAGAGCCGCGGCCAGCTCCCCAACGTCGGTTTTTACACCTTTCTTCTGTGCTGCCATGACTACCTCCTTATAATGTGACCTCAAATTTTTGTTTCCCTGAATGCGAAAGCGCCGGACTGCTCCGACGCTTGGCTGCTGTTTTTTTCGGGGGGCCGGGGGGCTGCCTCGCCTTTCCATCACCGCCATCGGCCTCCTCGATGATGATGCTGAGGGTGTCGCGCGCGTCCTTGAGGGACTGCAGCCGCTTGCCGCTGATTTTGCGGCCTTCCTTGACTTCGCGCTGCACGGTGTCGGCCATCGCCTTGAAGTCCGTGATCAGCGCCTGGTCATTCATGGCCCACGTGACCACGGAAATCTCCAGCAGCTCGATCTGCGTCAGGTGCCGGATACCCTGCTCGTCGATGTTGAACCCGCCGGGCGGGATGTCATAGCCGATGGACAGCTCCTTGACCACGCCGTCCCGGATCAGGGTTTTCACGTCGCGCCCGGTGCTGGTGTCGCTGATCTTCGCCACGACGCGCAGGCCATGTTCGTCCTCGCCCAATTCCATGGGCGCGCCCAGGGGCAGCAGCTCGTAGTTGTGCTGCAGCATGATTTTAACCCGGCTCCAGTCCTTGAGCGTTTCCGCAAACGCGCCGGGCTCGATGATGTCGCCGCCATCGTCCAGGTTGCCGGTTACGGCACCGTAGCCAGCGAATACCCCAGCTTCAACGGCACCCTCCGGCTGCTGCTCGTCAAGCTTGAACTGAAACCGCTTTGTATACTTCGCCATGTATTTCACCTCCCTCAATACTCGAAATCATAGGTCAGCTCACAATAACACCTGATCACCTGTCCCGCCGCCGCCTTCCCGCCGGTCGCCAGTGGGTCGCGGGGATAGCGCAGTTTGACGTTGGTGCCAGGCACTTGGAACCATGCTTGTATGCCGATGGTTTTGCCGTTCAATGCGATATGCTTTTCCCTGGCATCGGGCGTAGTGCAGTGATGGTGCCACGTCTTGCCTGTGGCTCCACCCGCCACCATCATATCGAACTGCCCGGTGGACAGGGACGTCATGGTTTCCTGCCGTGCGATCAGCTTGGCGCGCTTCTCCGGCGCGTTCATGGTGGACATGATCTCGTCGGCCAGCTCCCGGGTACTGGAGCCCTCCCGGATACGGCGGGCCACCACTTGGGCAATATCGTCCTTCGTGCTGTCCTGTATCCCTACCACACGGCGCGCGCCCTGCGTCTGCGCCTGGCGGCTCAGGTTCGGCTGCTTTACCCTTTTNAGGCCATATAGCTGCTGCATCTGCGCCGCCCCGGCGCTGTGGGCCTGTGACCATAGCGGGCGGTATATCTGCTCCATCTTGAATGCTGAAGCGTTCCAGTCAATCAACTGGTCGGAAAACTTCGCGGCCAGCTCGAACTGCTGCGCCTCCGGCAGGGAAATCCAGCGGTTCACGTCAAAGGTGCCGTCTGGCAACAGGTATTCATCCAGCAGCCCATACGCACCGCCCTCGGCCTTCTTGCCGTCCAGTGCCTTGCGCACATCGTCAGCCTGCTGCTTAAAAAAGCGTGTGGTGGCCGTCTCGAATGCCCGCAGGGATTTCCGGGCGGCCTGCTGTTCGCTGCGCCGCATCTGCTGCGGGGTGACGGTCTTGCGCTGCCGGTCCTTCGTGTAGATTACATAAGGCCGCTGCTTCCCGTCTATCTCCACCTCAAAGCCGTCGTCCGGCTCATCGTCCACCGGGATATCGGCAAACTGTAGATTCGCCGCGGCGGCGGTCACCGCCACGGGATCGTCGGTGTCGCGAATGAACATATCGGAGAAGGTGGTCTTATAAATATCGCCGCCCTCCACCGCGTCAAAGCCCAGCAGCTCCCGGCCCTCGTTCTTGGTCAGCAACCCACCATTCCAGCCTTCCAGGGCCTTTGCCTTGTCAAATTCCTCGTTGCGGGGCACAATGGCGTCAAAGCGATATACCAGGTTGCCGTAGCGGTCGAAGTCGGGAAGCAGCTGCTCATTGATCGCATCCTCGCGCAGCCTGATCTTAGGGGTCAGCACACGCTCGGCGTAGTCGTACTGCGCGGCCTCAGACGTGGCCCTGTTGCTGTTTTCGGTGATCCCCATGATCTCCCGGGGCATTCCGAAGTGTTCCAGGGCGGCGTCGCGCAGGCGCACCCTGCTTTCGACCATATCGAGTTCTTTGCCAGTTTCCCCGAGCCGTTCAAACCTAACATCGCCGGCCACCGTAGCGAACTTGTGCGAATTACTGCGGCCCCTGAAATTGTTGAGCCATTCAGCGGCAAAGCGCTTGCGCTGATCCGCCTGCTTCTCGCCCCCCTGGCCGTTGCCCCCGAACACGGCGACAAGCCCTGGGGTGGCGTCGTTGTAAAAGAAGTTCCTCTGGAATTCCGTCATGTATTTATCCAGATCAACCTCGCTTGCGATTGCCTCGGCCAGGCCCTGGCCCCGCCATGAGGGGTCGTAGGGATTCAGGTACTTCTGGACGAACATGTCGTCCACGTTGACCTGCAGGACCAGGCCGGTGCCTGGCACACGCACCGTGTAGCACGGGAAGCCCTCATAGGGCGTGGACACCACATAATGCACCGGCAGGGGCCACAGCTCGCACACGCGCCCCCATTTATCCCGCTCTTTAATAAAATACCCCTCACCCTTGAGGTGAAGGTATATCTCCTGCAGCCGCCACAGCGCGTTGTTCGTGTATTCCGGCAGCGGGTTGGGGTAGTCCAGAAAATCAAGAAACGGGTGGTCCGTGATCTCCGTTTCGGTGCCGTCGTCCTCGATGCGGAACAGTTTGCCCGGTATGAAGGACAGGTCTGTGGCGATACGGTCCACCACGGCCAGCCGGGGGCTTGTTTTGAACGCTTCGATGAACTCCGCCGTGTTCCGCTCCGGCGGCCGCGTCATGCGCGGTATGAACGGGCTTTGCTGGTTCAGGTACATGTCGCTGTTCCGCCCGCGCCGGGTACGTCTATCAAAGAGTGGCAAGCGCGTACCTCCCGTCAATTATAAAACTCAAAGCCGAAGTCCTCCTCCTTGAACGCCGCGCGCACAAAATACCGCACGTCGTCCATCGCGTGGTCGTCAACCTTCAGGGGCCGATCCTCTTTCGCTTTCTCGTCCCAGCGATAAAGGCCAAACTCGCGGATACAGTCCTCGCAGCAGTCACAGAAGAAAATATCCCCCAGGTTCAGATGCGTGGCAACCTCGCGGATACCGTCAACGACAGCGTTGTCCGCGCCGTCAACGTAAAACACGCCATGCCTGGCGATGCATTCAATGAAGCTGGCCGCCGACGGGTCAACGATCACTTTTTCAATGCTGCCGGGCGGCAGGCCGTCCGCGAGTTCCACCAGGGCCTTGTAGTGTTCCTCATCTGTGCGCTGCTGGCCTTCCTCTTTGGAATCCCAGTAGTATTCCCGCACCCTGTACCATTTGCCCTCGTTCAGGCCCCACAGGCCGAAGGAGCTGGGGTTCACGGTGCCATAGTCACAGGAGATGTAATACCGCTCAAATTCAGCGGGCACCGGGTGCGTTGGATTGGGCACCACGTGCTTCTTGGGGTCGAACATAGTGTATACGATACCCTCAGCCACAACCCACAGCCCGCGGATGTAGCGGTCATAGAACACGCCTTTGTACAGCCGCTCGTAGCGCGCCCGCATCTCTGCCGAAAGGCTGAGGTTGTCGGTCATCATAAAGTGCAGGTAAAGCACGTTGCGATCCCGCGCGCCTTTGATCCATTCCTCGTAAAACCAGTGCCGCGGCCCCTCCGGGTTGCAGTTGAACCAGAACTTGCTGCCTTCCTCGCTGCAGCGCGCCGTGGCCTGCTTCACGAAGGAGCGAGGCATAAGGGCAACCTCGTCAAACAGCACCCCGCCCAGGGTCAGGCCCTGGATAAGGCCCGCGCTGCTCTCGTCCTTGCCGCCGAAGATATAAAAGTAATTCTCGCGATCCCCGCGGCGCACCGTGACCAGGTTTTCCGTGAGCTTTTCCTTCACGTGATAACCGCGGCTGTACAGCATGGCTTTCAGGGGCAGCACGATATTGCGGCGCGCGCTCCCCACGGTCTTACCGCAGAGAGCAAAATTCTTGCCGTCGAAGTTCTCCATCGCCCACATGGCGAAGGAAAGGCTCATGCTGATTGTTTTGCCCGAGCGTATCGCGCCGTCGCACACAATGCCGTCGGCATGGCGCACCGGGCTGCTCTTAACCCACCAGGTCAACACCATTTGCTGCTTGACGCTGAGGGTCTTGAAGCGGAAGCTACTCCTGCGGGGCATCTTCATCACCTCCCGGCAGGTCGTCGCCCGCGGCCCATAGCTCGGGCGCGCGCTCCTCGAACGCGGACATGAAGCCGTCGTCAAACGCGCCGTCGGCCTGCTCGGCGGCCTTACGCTCTATCGTGGTATGTTTATCGACCAGGATACCGTAGGTCGTAGCAAGCTGCGCCATCGGCGTTTTGGCTATCAGGGCCGGGTCCTGCATGGCCGCCAGCAGCAAATCCAGAGCATTGCAGACGTCTTTTGATTTTGCCTCCATGTGGGCCAATACGGACGCCGTGTTTTGATCTTTTTTATGTGTACACTTTTGTAAAGTTTTCGGATCACTTGACACAACATTTTGGATTGCCGTTGGGGACACACCGTATTTTTTCGCCAGCGCACGATAGCTGGTTCCTTCTACGCGTGCCGCGATAATTTCCTTGCGCTGCAGATCAGTCAGCTTTGCCACGCATCACCTCCTCCCAAACCTCCCACTCCCCCAGGGTGATCAACCGCCGTACCTGGGCTATGGCTTCGATATCAGGCGGCACGTGCCGCTTTTTGACTTTGATGTGCTTTAATTTTCCGTCCTTGTCGATGATGCTCTCGCGCTCCTCGACTTCGTAGCCTGTCGCCCTTTTCCACAGGGCTTGCTTCAATTCTTCGCTATTTCCCATATTGACACGACCTTTGATAAATGATAAAATCAAAGGGAAGGCAAACCCGCGCGGGAACCTTCCGTGCCATAGGGCAGTTCTATGGTGCGGCCCCATGGGGTGTCCTACCACCTCATGGGGCACTTTCCTTTATTCGTCTTTCAGCAGCCGGTCTATCTCGATTGCGTCCTCCGCGCCCACGGGGCCGATTGCCTGTGCGGCCGCCATGGGGTCGCCGTTGCAGAACACAAGCACGTTCTGGTGGGTCTTGCCCAGCTTCCGGCTGTGCTCAAACTGTTTGCCGACGCGGATTGCCAGGGAACCATATGCCGTGATCAGGATCGCTTCGTTGTACAGATACATCCCCGCGTCCTGAAACGCCGCGATGGTGTCGCTGACGAAATTGCGGTAATGGCCGTCCGGGCCGCGGATGTCCCCCACCACAATGACGGCGAAGCGGTCCGGCTTCAGCATAGCCGCTGCTTTCCTTAGAATTTCCCTGTACAGGGCGATGAACTCCGGGTAGTCCTTGTTGCTCAGGTCCTCGGTCCTGTCGCTATAGACCTCCAGGTCGGCGTAGGGCGGGCACGTAAACAACAGGTCATATGCCCCCGGCGCGAGGGTGTCGATGTTCATGCTGTCGCCGGTGATCCACGTGGGCTGCGGCGCGTCGCCGTGGTCGATGGTGCGCCAGTTTTCGTTATTTGCCGCGATCTGCCGCTCCGACAGGTCAACCCCGGTATACTGCCGGCCGAGCATCGCAGCAACAATGCCGCGCACGCCGCCACCGGCAAAGGGGTCGATGATGCTCCCGCCCGGCGGGCAGAACCATCTGTAGGCCAGCTCACACAGCACAGGATCAAAGATAGAGGTGCCACCCTGGGCGAAGGCGTCCGGGAACAGGTCGGCGAATTCCTCCCAGGTGATTTTCTGGCCGATCTTGGCTTCATATTCATTCTTGGCCTTGTAGGTGCTCGGCGGCTGGGAGGACCGGCTGAATGTGAGGCCCGCCTTTGTACGGTCATCGTCATTGCCGCGGCCTACCTCTGATTGAATGCCCAGCTGCTTCCAGGCGGCCTTACGTGTGACCCACGGCCCGCCGCGGGCGTCCAGTACGCTGAACGGCGGGATGATGAAGCGCTCCTGCAGGGTCATCCTTGCGGCGGCCTGGTCCTGTGTGGCCTCGTCGGCGGCGTCGGACGCCATGGCGTTGATCTGCTCCGGCGTGTACCCTGCATACTCGGCATAAATGCCGTCTGCCTCCTCCGACAGCTGCGTGACGAGCGCCGCGATGGCGTTCTCGTCCAACACAGCCAATTCGGCGATGCGGTTGTCGGCAATCAGGTCGGCCAGCTCCGCCTCGTCGCTCCCGTAGTCCTGGTAGTCCACCGGGGCATATGCGCACCCGGCCTGCGCCGCGGCCAGGCGGCGGGCGTGCCCGCGGACGATCAGCCCGCTGCGGCGGCTCACCGTGATGGGTGCGCGCCAGCCCTGGGCGGTGATGATCTTTGCCAGCAACTCAATCTGCGCGGAGGGGTGCTTGTTGGGGTTGCGGGGGTTGGGCTGCAGGTCGCCCGCCGGCACTATCACGTCATGGGCACAGTAGACGGCGAACCCGTCCGGGGTCGTTGCGCGCGGGGCGATGTCCATGTGATCCCTCCACAAATGGCAAAAGCCCCGACCATATCAGCCGGGGCCTTGATGCAATACTTCACGGTACAATTATATCACATGGCGTTTCTGGTGTCTATGCGGACTATTTGCGGATTTATCTCAACAAAATATAGTCCACTCCGAACATGATGGAGGCCAGATTGTCCGCGGCGATGTCGAGATCGTCATAGACCGTTCGCTGCTCGATGGCATACTTGCCCATGAGTTCATCCACGGTCAGCATTGGCTCCGCGATGTAGCGGTCGTACATCGTTTCAAACCTGCGCTGGGCCACCTCGCCGCAGCTGCGGTAAACCATATTGCGGTAGGATGCTATCATGGCCTGAATGTGGGCCACAATAATGTTCGTGCGAATGGCGCTGCGCTTGATGCTCTCGACAATGGCGTCGGCCTTGTTGGTGGGATCGTACATGAGCAGGAGGATGTCAACCAGCTCGTCGGCTTGCTCCGCAGTGTAGACGGCGTTCTCAGCCATAGCCTTGAACTTGTGGTAATTGCACAACAGGGTTTTGATGTTCTGCAGCCGTTTGTCGTGTTCCGACTTGCGCCGCTCTGCCTCGAGCTGTTCCCAGCGCTCCAGCGCGGCGGCGGCCCCAGCTTTCCCGGCGGCCCGGATTTGTTGTTCGGTAAGGTTCATAATGACGCTGACCTCCATATGTTGATTTTTTAGACAATTAAAAACGATCAGTGATAATCCCGTCGGGCTCGCCGTCAAGCAGCTCCACCATGTTCCTGTATGCCTTGACGCTCACTCCCAGCTGTTCCGCGCGGGCTTGGTCGCGAAGGTCTGCATCCCTGAATTTTTGCCGGACTTGCTCGGCGGTAGGGATGGCGGCCCAAAACTGGACGCTCGCGCTGACCAATTTAGCCCAGGGCCACTCAAAGCCGTCACCCCGCCAGGGTGTAATCGTTAGCTCCGCGCAGCCTTCAAGCGCAACCAGATACATCCCCTCGCGCTGCGGGTTTTCTTTTGCGGCGTCGTGCCAATGCAACATTGTGTTTGTCATGGGTGCGCCTCCTCCCTCACAATCCGCGCTCCGCACCCGGGGCAATATTCGTCGCTTCCTGTGGTGGAAATCCAATCATAGCCGCATTCGCAGGTGCACGGCCATTCGTTTTTATCCCACTCGGACGGCTGAACTGCAATGTGGCACATCCGTCCTCGTTCGTAAGCCATGAAAATCTCGGCGCTGGCCAGCGTTTCAAATACCTGCTGCAAGATATCACGGCTGTGATACTCCATCGGGCAGCTCAATATCTCCCCAATGGTCAGCCCTACGCTGAAGTTGGGCGGGCAGTGCTTGCCTACATAGGTAACCAGTAGCCCGCCGCCATCCTTCGGTTCGCACTGGATCAGTTTTTCCTCTGGCAGGGTAATCAGGCTCACGATTTCCCGGTCTGCCGCTTCCTGCAATATACCGAGGATGTGAACATAGGCGTCAGTCGTCCATTCCTCCCCGCCGATCTTGCATACCAGTCGGCTGTTCTCAAAGATGTGTTTTGCCTCTTGTGCGGTCATGTCGTTTCCTCCTATGTCAATTCAGGTGGTGCTTTGGTTCCTCTGAAACGATGCGCAGGTATCACAGTTTGCTTTTCCCGCTGTGCATCCCTTGGCATTGCACCAGTGCATGCACATATCTTTCTGCCAATATTCGCTAAAAGCAAGCCGATTCCACCCTTCCCGCTTATTTCTGTTTCCGATGTACTTTCCGTTTCCCCAAACGTCGAGGCGCATCACTCGGTGTTCGATGGCGGCGGGGCTTCGGTCGAGCTGTTCCGCAATATTGTCGATTGTATATCTTCCGGTTTTGTAGAGGGACAGGAGCTTTTTGTCCTCGTCTGGCGTCCATTTTTTGAAACGCTTCTCGGGGAGCGCTTTGTCTCTCGCCCGCTTTTCCTTCAGCCACTTCGGTTCAGTCCCAAAGGCGAACAACTCCACACGGCGGCTGTCCCATATGTCTTGATGGGCTTTGAGCCAAGGCACTAAATCATCCATTCTGATCCACGTTTGTTTCCGCTGGCCATGCGGCGCGCGCTTCCGGGCCTTAAGCCCGAGCTTGCCAACCCAGCGATCTGTCACCGCGTGGATATCGACGCCCATGAGGTAGCTGACCTGCCGCGCCGTGAGGCTGTTATCCCTGTCGACTGCCTTGCCGAGGCCGTACCGCACTGTTTTGATTTTGACGGCATTTTCGGATCGGTTAAGCCTTTGGGCCAGCTGAGGGATGTTGAGCTTGCCCCAATGCTCATCTAAGAATTCAATCTCCTCTGGCGTCCAGACGCGCCCATTAGGCATTGCCCCCACCTCCGAAAAACTCCTCCAGCTCTCGCCCACACATAGGGCAGAAGTTGATGTCGGCGCTTGCGAGGGGCTCATCGTTGACATCAACCGCTTCAAGCAATCCTTTTTCCGGGTAGATTTTAAAATTCCACAAGGAGCCGCTTCGGGGGGTCCGTTGCGCGTCAATCGGGTCTTGGCACCGCCGCTCCCCGAATTCATCGCAGAAGGGGCACCCACGGCCCTGTTCCTCCTTCATCGCGAGATCAACGTCATCCGCATGCAGCGATGGGTGTTGCAGCCAGTATTCCGCTTGCTCGCGGGTGCCGAAGACTTCAGCCCACGCGTACCCGTCACTGTTATCAATTGCAAGAAATCCTTCTTTTGTCCGTGGGATAATGAATACCCCACGCGGCTCCCTGTTACCATCATCTCCACTGTTCAAAATGTCGTCAGCTTCGGCGTTGGTGATTTCCCTGATTTCGTTCATGCCGCTACTACCTCCTCTAGCTCATTCATGGTATCAATGCCCGGCACAGCATACTCCGGCAGGTTCGCCGTCGCCAGCGCGTATGCGAACGGCGGGGGCACCGCATTGCCGCAACGGGCGACCTGCTGCTCCTTGGTGTAGGCTTTGCCCGTGTAATCCCGGTCGATGATATAATCCTCGGGGAACCCCTGGGCCCGGTACAGCTCTGCCGGGGTCAGCATCCGCAGGCCGATGTCGGAAATAAACCAGAGTATGCCTCCAATCTCCAGGAGCAGAATTTCATCGTCGGCCAGGCCATAGCCGCAGTGCTGGTTGAGCAGCTCGCGGACTTCCGGCCAGTGGTGGAGGTCGACCTCGCCGTCGGCTTTGGCGAGCCAGGTCTTGACCGCCCCGAACTCGCCCGCGCTGGCGGTAATTGTCCGCAGGGGCACGGCGGCGGCTTGCCCTTTGTCCTGCCCTTTGAATTCGGCGATGTGAGCGGCGCAGACGGCGTTGTGATCCCAGGCCGTGACCGTGGGCAGGGGCCTGTCAACCGTCGCACCCGCGCCTTGGTAGCCGCCGTCGAAATATTTCGACAGAAATACCGCGTTGACGCCAGAGCGGTCTTTTGCCGTGGCAGTGTGCAGGGGGTTCCGGCTGGTCATGTCGGCTTCATCTCATCGTACTCCACAAAGTAGGTGATCTTGTTTTTTGTGCCGTTGGGCACCTTACGGGTGGCTTCGTTTACCCGATACTTGGCCTTGTAGAGCAGAGTGGCAAGTTGAACGCGCTCCTCCGGCTTCAGGGCAGTAACATCAATTCGCTGTGGTTCGGTTCTTTGGTTCATGTGTTGGTTCCTCGTTTCTGTTGGTTCAGGGCTCCTTAAAAAATGCTATCCAGTGGGTCATCTGCTGCTTGCCGCTGCGGTGCCCGTAGAGCTTGCACCGCTCAACCTCCGGCGGGACTTCCTTTAGCACCCGCGAAAGCGGGAGGTTGAATTCGTTCCACTTGAAAATCAAGGTGCCGTTGGGCTTGAGAACCCGCCAGAGCTCGGTGAACGCATCCCGGATGAAGGACTGCCAGTCGTTAGGCAGACTTCCGTATTTCTTGCTCATCCAGCCGTTTGCCCCGGCGCGTGTGGCGTGTGGCGGGTCAAAGACGATATGCCAGAAGGATTCATCGGGGAATGGTAGCGCGGTCACGTCCGCAAGAACATCAGGCTCAACTGTGATTGTTGCACCGTTGGACAGCAACGTCGGCTCCAATGTCCTGTTATCGCAGAAAACCACGTGGGGGTTTTTCTTATGAAACCAGAACATGCGCGGGCCGCAGCAGGGGTCAAGGATAGGCTTCCTGCCCGCCCAAAACTCATATGGAGCGCACCCTATGCAGTCATCGCGCTTTTTGCATTCATCGGTTTTGTTATAGTAACTGCAAACAAAGCCACCGTCGAATTCGCTCATGCGCTTGCCTTCAATCTCACCGGCAGCACCATGTACAGGTAGTCGTCTGCCTGCGGCGGGAGGATCACCACCGGCTGGACGTCACTCCTGACGCGCAGCCTCACCGTGTCGTCGGTGCAGGCATTCAGCGCGTCGACCAGGTAGCGGTGGTTGAAGCCGATCTCCATTGCCTCTGTGCAGCCTTCCACAGGGACACGCTCCTGGGCCTCACCGATACTGGAGATGCAGGACAGCGTGATCGCCCCATCGGTCGGGGACAGCGCCATGCGCAGCGGCGCTTTTATTTTTTCCTGAAGGACCAGGCTCACCCGCTTGATCGCCGCCAGCAAGGCCGCCGGGTCAGCCGTCATCTCCATGACCCACTCGGCAGGGATGGCCGCGCGGTAGTTCATGAATTCGCCGTCCAGCAGGCGGCTTGTGATGGTCACATCGCCGATGACGAAGGTGACGTGCCGCCTGTGGCGGCAGATACGCACCTGCTCCGCTTTGGTCTTGATGCCCGCCAGCTCCTTCAGGGCCTTCTGCGGGACGACCAGGCGTTCCAACTCATAGGTATACTCCACGCTCTCCGCGCTGCGGACTGCCAGCCGGAAACCGTCGATGGCCGCGAGTTTCAGCATCGCCCCCTCCTGCTCGAACAGCACCCCGGTATGAACCGGCTTCGATTCTGCCGATACGGCAGCCGAGAAAGCGGTGCCCTGGATCAGGCGCTGCAGGTCGGTGGTCGGCATAGTGATCTGCTGGTCGTCGGCTTCGGCACCGCGCTCCAGGCGCTGCATGTTGTCAACACAGGGAACCTCCGGAAAATCGCCCGCAGGCATAGTGTTGAGTTTGTATACGAGGCCCCCGGCGGTGATCTTCGCCTTGTCGCGGTCCCCCGCATCGATGGTTACGGTTTCGTCGTCGAGCTTGCCCAGGATGCTGTGCAGCAGCGCCGCGTCCAGCAGGCACGCGCCCGGATCATGCACAGTCGCCTCAATGCGGGTTTTGATGCACAGCTCGAGATCGTAGCCCGCGATCTCCAATTCGCTGCCCTGGCAGCGCAGCAGCAGGCACTCCAATGCCGGGATGGACGTTTTGCCGGACACCGCGCGCTTGGCGGTGCCGCAGGCCTTTTTCAAAGAAGCCGTATCGCACGTAAATTTCATGATTCATCGCCTTTCTTCGGTTGGATTTCTGAAATGTACACATCCACCCGGGGATGCAGGGAGTACCACTTTTCAACGAGGGCCCGTGCGACTTGTGCGTCGTCCCGCCAAGCTCCCGGGAAAATGATTTGCTTTGTCTGTTTGTCGATTACCGGGTTCAGTGCGTCGCAGACGATCTTGCCGATATTGTCCCAATCTGGCTTGACCGTGGGCCGTTTCTCGCCGCGGATCATGAGCTCCTTCGTTGCCTTGTTGGTTTTCGGAGTTTTGTAGAATGCCTGCACGATAACCTCAAGGGCCGCTCCATCATGTGCAACACGGCGGTCGCCGTATTTTTTTCGCCAGGCGGTGCGCACCAGTTCTTCATATTCCACGGTTCTATCCGGGGTGTATGTAATCGGCTTTCCGCCGCGTCGAACTGTGCGCGCGTGGGCCTTGCCTTGCGGTTGGCCAGGGATCGAAAAGCTAAATATCATGCCGTTTTCCTTCCTAAAAAACGATACATCGTCACCGCCACGCAGAACGGTTCGATCTCCGAAGCCCATCGGGCCGTCCCCGGGCCGTTGATTTCCTGCCAGATCAGCGGGAAACCGCCGATCCCATCAAACAGGCTTCCCATCGTCAGCGCGCTGCCGTGTCGATTATGTATCTGCTGGCATACCCACTGCCACGGCGGCAAAGCGATGCTGTTGCCCAGCGACTGGTAACGCGCGCTGTCGGAGCACAGACTGTTGATGTACCTGACCATCTGCGGCTTGGTCTTATGCCGGTATGGCCTGCCCGTGTTCTTCCAGACGGTCGCGATGTACTGCGTTTCCCCGCCCCGCCGGACCTCATAGCGCTTTTTGCTCCAGATTTACCAAGCGCCGGTCGCCTGGTTCTCCCGCGCGGTGCCGTTGCGCACAGCGGCATCGAACAACAGCAGCTTGAACAGTTCGTATCCTTCATCTGAAATATCAGTGCCTTCAGGGATATCCGTCCAGCCGTCCGGGTACCCCTGGAGCCGTTCGCATTCGAGGGGGGTTAAGCGGCGAACGATGGAGTGGTGCATCACGGGGTTGTTGTCCTGCACACCCTGGCCACCGCTACCTTTCGCCACCAGCGTACCGCTGATATCCTCAAGTCGATCATGGCGGCAATCAACCGCAAGGGCTTTAAATACAGCAGGCCGATCCCTTGTGTTCAGCGTATATGAGACATCATCGTCACGCCATCCTTTTCCATCGGCACCTGTTGTATCCGTCCGATCAATAGCATTGCCCTGGATGCAGATCGCTGGCACTTGGTTTAGTCCGCTGGCAGTCCCGCCAATGGTAGGCGCTGTTTCATCCTGGAAGTCGATCCCGCCGGCTTTATCGCCCTGGCCCGCCTTGAACCCCGCCACCACGTTCGGCGGCATGCTGGCCCCTACGGTCGGCGCGCGTTCCTCCGCATATTCAATTTCAACGCCGGCGGCGCGGTGACCACTAAAGCCTGCGGTCACAACGTAAGTCTGCTGCTTTACCCCGGGTTCGGCTGCAAGCGCGCCTGCGCAGTCCCCCAAGTCCCGCAATTCATCCCGTTGGTTTTGCGTGAAAGCCGTCACACATATCTGCTGCAGTTGCCCGGGCATCGGCGAGCTGTCATGCCGACAGGTGAGGGTGTTCGCTACGGTCGGCCAGGTTGCGCCGTCCTGCTCATCCACTCGATCTGCCACATCAGTGCCCGCGCCAGGATTTTCGGCAGTTCCTTGCCCCGCTTCTCTGCCCGGCGCAGGATCCCCAGGCATGCCTTCGCGCTCAAATAATATCTCATGGGCGGATTCGCTTCCAAAATCGCAGACAAGCGCGATTCTACGACGGCGTTGGGGCACTCCGAAGAATTGAGCGTCCATGACCCGCCAAGCCAGGCTCCATCCATCTCCCAGTATGGTCCCAGCAGTCCGCCACTTCCTTTTCGGAGGTCGAGGCACATAGGCGGCAGGGTCCGCAATACGCGCGAATTCTTCGAGGACAACCCGGAAATCTTCCCCTTTCGGTTTGCCTGTGCTGAGGGCGCCGGGGACGTTCTCCCACACGGCGTATCTGGGGCGAATAGACTGACCTGTCCTTCCACGCTTGATATCCTCCTCGCGTAATTCTTTGATGACCCTGATCTGCTCCATGAATAGCCCGGGGAGCGCTCGTCGTCCAAACCCTTGCGCTTCCCGGCGTGGCTCAGGCCCTGGCAGGGCGAGCCGCCGATGATGCAGTCGACCGGCTCCAAGTCGGCGCCGCAAAGTGCGCATATGTCGCCATAGTGGATCACGGCATTCGGCTCCTTCTTTTTTTCTTGGGGGTAGGGGGTCTCGCGTGTTGTGTTCGGCGGTAGGGGGTTGGGGGCGGCCTCACGCCCCAACCCTACCGAACGCGGAACACGAGACGCAACGCGGCGGATTATATACCGTAGGTATATAGGTCGTTGCGTGCGTTACCGCAATCATAAAAACAAGGTCGTTGCGGTGGCGCAAAAACACGCGCAAGCACCATAAAATCTAGGTCGTTGCGGTGGCGCAATCACCATCATTTTTTGCGCGAACCGTGCTTGTGTTTTTGTCAATGTGGAATTTTTCGCTCTTTTTTATTCGGTCCTGCGCGCTGCGCTCGGAGCATCCGAGGTATTCCGCGACCTGTTTTGCGGTTGGCGGCTCCCCGAAATTCGCGCCTTCGACGGCTTCTTCCAGGGCCTGCGCCTTGCTCTTCTTCTCCGCCGCGGCCTGCTTTTTGCGCTTGTCTTTGCCCTTCTGCCAGGGCGGGGCCGCGCCGTCGGCGTCCACGTCGGCCAGCACGCCGCTCTTGTCTACGCGGTGAATGGGGTAATCGAACCACAAATTGATCGGGTCAAAGGCGGGGAACTCGCGCAAATTGCCCTCGATGCGCCACGCAGTGCGGTGCTTGCAGGCCTCCGCCGTGCCATCAATTATGCGGACACATTCCTGGTGCTGCTGGGGCGTCAGGAGCCGCTCTGCGGCCTTCTTCATGGCCGTCTGGCTGCATTGATCGTCCTGGGACACCTCGTCGTCGTAGCCGGGCACCAGGGGCCGCAGATAGCCGCATATGGCCTCGCAGACAGCGATGTTCTGCTCCTGCTTGATGATGTCCTCGGTCGTCTCCAGTTCGATCATATCCAGCAGGGCGTCGGGGTCACGGCCGAACACGCCGCTGCCGCTGGCCCTGTCCATGCTGCGCTTGCCGCCCTGCGCGCCCTTGCTGTGGTGGTGGCAGTAGATAACCGCGCAGCCCAGCTCTGTGCACACCTTGTCAAACTGGTTGCAGAAGCGGGCCATCTGGTCGGCGCTGTTCTCGTCGCCGGTGATCACCTTGTAGATCGGGTCGATGATGATGGCGGTGTAGTTCTGCTTCGCGGCGCGCCGGATCAGCTTCGGGGCCAACTGGTCCATCGGGCACGACTTGCCGCGCAGGTTCCAGATGTGAATGTTTTTGATGTTCTTCGGCGGCCAGCCCAAGGCGGCGTATACATCCTTGAAGCGGTGCAGGCAACTGGCCCGGTCGAGTTCCAGATTGACATACAGCACCTTCCCCTGCCGGCACTGCCACCCCAGCCAGCTGAGGCCCTCCGCGATGGCGATCACCAGCTCGATCAGGCTGAAGCTCTTGCCCGCCTTTGACGGCCCGGCCAGGAGCATCTTGTGCCCCAGACGCAGAATGCCGGCGATCAGCGGCGGCGATAACTCCGGCAGACTGCTCCAGACGTCGGCCAGGCCCTCTGGCTCCGGCAGGTCGTCCGTCACGCTCTCGTACCAGTCGCGCCACTCCTCGAAGCTGGCCTTGCCGATGTTCGTGTCCGCCAGATATTGCTTCTGCCCGCGGCGCATCACGCCCGGCATACGGCTCAGACGGGAGGGGTTGCGGTTCTGCGTATCGATCTCCAGGCCGTTCTTTTTGCATATGCCATAGATATAATCCACGCGCTTGCGGTACTCGTCATATGTGCCGGCGTCGACGCGCACGATGGCGTGCAGGCTCTTGTTGCCGCTGTGGACAAGGCATACGATGGGCAGCTCCAGCTGGCGCAGGATGGCGTTCTGGCGCTCAATGTCGGCCTTGTCGGATTCCACCAGGCAGAAGCGGAAGTCGGTTACGTTTTCGTTTTTGACGCCTTTTCCGTCGAGGGGGTTGAAGCGAATCCAGGCCCCTGCCTCCGGGTCGTAGTCACCCAGCACCGCGCCGATGTCGCCGTTGTACCTGCTGAGTTCTTCGAGCAGCTGACCGGCGGTGCGGCTCACACAGCCCTTCGTTGGAAACTTGGAGCCGTCCTTCTCAAAGCATTTTGTGACATAGCCCACGTTCTCGGAGGGCTCGAACAGCAGACCGAGGTATGTAGTCAGGTCTTTCGCGGCGTCCCAGTTGTCGGTTGGCTCGGCCACTTCCCGGCCTTCCACCCAGCGGGGGTCAATGATGCCATCCTTCTCGTAGCTGATCTCGTCGTTCCAGTCGAGGGCGTGGGATTCAAAGGCAGGCGGCGTCCAGCCGTGTTCCTGGGCGATCTGCACGATGGTGCCCCCGGTGACCGGGGCGGCGTTGCCGCCGAAGCTGCGCCACTTTTTCGCGCATTCCCCCGGGTGGTAGCGGGAACTGTCGCGGGCGCTCCAGGCGTCCCATAGGCCGCAATCGAAGCCCTCATGCTTTAGGGCCATGCCGACGTTTACCCACTCCTGATAATCCAGGTCGGCCGGGTTGATCGCGTCAAGAATCTCTTTCAGGTCTACCAGGGCAACGCACCTCCATTTGTGACCGCGGACGGCACATATTCGTAGGGGTAAATATCACTCGGGACCCGCCAGCCGCTGGCAGCAATTCGGTTAATCAATTTACTTGCCTGGTCGAATTGCCATGCGCCGACGTGCTGAAAGCCTTTTTGCTCTAATATGCGTATCTGCTTTGGTGTGGTCAGCCCTTCCTCGCGGCGTTTGTGCAGGCGGTCGAGCAGCTTTGCGGCTTTGCCGGCGCTGTCGATACCGTCAGGGAAAATGCCGAGCTTCTCCAGGGCTTCCAATTGCTTTTTGCTTGGCTGCCCCGCCTCCCAGCCGAATGCGGGCTCGTAGCCCGACAAGTCCTCGGCCTGGATGGACATCTCGAATTGCAGCGGATCCACCAACTTTCGCTGGCGGTTTTTCATCTCGGCCAGCTTCTTTGCCAGGGCCTCCTCCCTCTGTGCGACAACATCCGTTGCCGCCTCGTCGGCCACGATCTCCAGATCACAGGGCATACCCGCCGCCTCGATTTTTTCCGTCGCCGCCTGGGCGACTTCCTCGCTCTCGCAGATTAGGTGCGCGGGGTGGCATAGCTCGTGCCGTTCGGTGTGCCATAGGAAATCTAGCAGTAAAAGGTGATCCTTGCCCGGGGCCAGGCGCGTGCCGCGGCCCACCATCTGTGCGTACAAGCTGCGTATCTTTGTCGGACGGAGTACAACAATGCAATCCACCGTAGGGCAATCCCAGCCCTCAGTCAGGAGCATTGAGTTGCACAGAACGTCAATGCCGCCCGCGTCGAAACGCTTTAATACCTCTTCTCGGTCATCGCTGTTACCGTTTACCTCGGCGGCTCGGAAGCCCTCCGCGCAAAGAATATCGCGAAACTTCTGGCTTGTTTTTATCAGGGGCAGGAATACAACCGTTTTGCGCCCGGCGCAGTGCTTTGCCATTTCGGCGGCGATCTGGTGCAGGTAGGGGTCAAGGGCGCTGTCCAGGTCGCCCGCCTTGAAGTCCCCCGCCTGGGTGCCGACGCCGCGCAGGTCGAGCTTCAGGGGGATGGTCTGGGCCTTGATGGGGCACAGGTAGCCGTCACGGATCGCCTTGGGCAGCGAATACTCATAGGCCAGGCTGTCGAAGAACTCGCCCAAGTTGCGCATATCACCACGGTCGGGCGTTGCGGTGACGCCCAGCACATTCGCATTGCCGAAGTAGGAGAGAACCCGCTGATAGCTGTCGGACAGAGCGTGATGGGCTTCGTCGACGATGATGGTCTGGTAGAATTCTGGGTCGAACCGCGCCAGCCGCTTTTCTCGCATGAGGCTCTGCACACTGCCCACGGTGATACGGAACCAGCTGTCAATGCTGCTTTGCTCCGCCTTTTCAACGGCGCACCCCAGCTTGCAGGCTTTGCCGATCTTGTCCGCGGCCTGATCCAGGAGTTCGCCCCGGTGGGCGAGGATCAAGACACGTTCGCCGGCGCGCACACAGTCCTCGGAGATTTTGGCAAAGACGATGGTCTTTCCTGTGCCGGTGGGCAGCACAAGCAAGGTCTTGCGCCGTCCACCCATCCATTCATCAAATACGGCTTGTTTCGCCGCCAGCTGGTAAGGTCGAAGCTCCATCACCAGGCCTTGTCCTTCCGCCAGTCCCCGCCGCCTTGCGCCGGCTTCTCGGCGGGATCGTAGAACTTCTTGATCTCGTTGTAATCCTTGCCGTCATTCTGGCGTGTGCCGACCTTGCAGCGCCCACGCAAACCGGCGATCCTGTCCCACTGCATGGGAACTTTTTGCCCACGCTTCTTCAGGCCCAGGCAAATGAAAAGCTCGCTGATCTTCCACTCGCACTTCGTGTGCAGTATGAAGTTCTCGTTCAGAGCCACTTCGCCGTCGGGAGTGGTAATGTCGAAGGACACCTTTGCCATCGGGCATTCGTCCTGAATCTTGCTTCCCGCCTTCGGCTCGTAACGCCCGCGCTCGAAGCCTTTGACGGTAAAATCGTAGTCCCCGGCGGGGAGCAGTACGAATTGGGAATCCTGGCTGATGTCGTCGCCCCAGCCCAGCGCGCCGTTTTGATTGTTGTCCATGATAATACCTCCGTTTTTGTGTTTATTTGAATGGCAGGCTCTGCCGGTATTCGAGGATCAGTTCTTTGACCTTGCCGCTCCACTCGGGGATCAGCATCTGCTCGACAAAATCGGCGGAGTAGTCCGCCACCGGCATATTCTCGGGGAACCAGCCCTTGTCGCCGACAATGGCCTGGATTTCGCCCTCATATACCTTGCTGGCCGCCATGAGGTCGAGCAGCTTCGGGTGTATCGCTTTCGTGGTTGCCGTTGCGGCGGGCGCAGCATCGATATCGCCATCGCCTACGATTTCGTCGAAGTCGCCCCGGTCGACGAGTTTTGCTTCTCCCGCGGAC